TAAAATTCAGGCTGCTTTGAATTTGCTAGACTACATAGCAGAGAGTGACGTAATGAATAAGATAGAGTGGGCGGAGGAGACAGAGTGAACAGACGTAACACAACTTCAAGGCGAGTAGCACACGACATTTGGAACGTGAGACCAATGGATGGTGGCAGAACACCAAAGACTATGCCAATCCGTAGGCGTGAGAAGATGAGTGAGTTAGATCTTGGTCTTCCTGACTTTGAAAATGCTAACTGTAAAGGATTAGATCCCGATCTATTCTATGATGACTACTTAGTAACGGAATCTATGCAGTACGAATCGGACAATTTGTACTATGAGATGTCAGAGAGTCACCTATCTACTGCACCAAAGCAGCACGCCTACCTACGTCGTATGTGTCTAACGTGTCCAGAGGTACAGGCGTGTCGTGAGTGGGCTATTGTCAATGAGGAGTATGGGTTCTGGGGTGGTATGACCGCTACTGAGCGCAGATCTGAACGTGTTATGCGCAACATACCGGTAACAAATTTCAGTGAATTACTTGACATCGAGGTGCACTTGATTAGAATAGAGGAGGAGGTACGTAATGCAGATTTCGGATGAGCAGTTAGAGGATATCAAAGAGTCGTGGCAGTTAATACAATCGTTACCTCCTGAGTTCCACCGGAACGCTAGGATATGGTGGAATACCAAGGCTAATCCGATTGTTAAGGATGCTATTATCTCAGCAACTTACTACGAAACCATGGTGTTCAATGTAGAGAGCGATGCAAAGAGAGCGGTCAATGATGCCTGAGTTTCTATTGGTGTTCTCTATCGGCTTAAATATATTTCAACATTTCATTATCAAAAGACAAAGATCTTTTGCTAGAGCCGCAAGGTCTCTAGTAACAAGGAGGTAACAATGCGTCAGCGCAAGAAAGAAATGGATGCACTCATAAAATTACTGGAACAACCAGCCGAGTCCGTTGATGATCTTGCAGATGACGTATGGGAATTGATTGACAACGCTCGTCGAGGTCGAGAGGTGTACGCTATAGGCGTAAACTACAAGGGTGTCGGTCAGTTTCTCTTCGGTCCTTATGAGTCAGAAGCAATGGCTCGTAAGGATATCGAGGGTAGGGGAAATGTCCGTGGGCTAGGTACTGAGGATACGGGGAAGGTGTTCAAGGTTCTAGTTCCCACGGATATTTTTCCGAAGGATGAACAAATTGATATGTTTGACTTGCGATAACTTGGGTATAAGTAGTAATAAATTATGGGACTATTTATATATATATAATTATATATATAATATATATGATTATAATTATAATTAAATATATATAGGTAACCTTGAGCAAGTTACCCCCTCCGCTGAGGAGGTGGGGATGGTCTTTACTCCTTTCAACATCCCTGCCTCCTCCTATAGATTTATAATTAAATAACAAACAGGAAGGACACAACGTGTCTGTAAAAATAAATGGGTATGACTTACCTAGTCACGTATCATACTCACAACTAACCACTTGGTTAGATTGTGGGTGGAAGTACTACCTATCTAGAATGGTTCAGATACCAGAGGATGGTTCGTGGTGGTTGGTCGGTGGATCATCTGTTCACGAGGCTACCGAAGCCTTTGACAGGGCATTCTACGAGGAGGTAGGCAAATGATTAAATCTCTACAACCAGATTTTCTGGACGAGGTGTGGAAAGATACGTGGGATAGGGTAAAAACCGCTCACGGTGCTTCTACGGGGCAGGAAGAGGCATTGTGGAGGAAGGCTGGACGTACCACCAAGGCTAACCCAGAGGGTGAGGATGCTAACTGGTGGTTCTCAGAGGGCAGAAACATGCTGGACTCTTGGGTCAAGTTCCGGACAGGTGAACTAGGCTGGAGTGTATGGACTACACCTGACGGCAAGCCTGCCATTGAAATATCTATGATGGTTCACATGGCTGGAGTACCAGTACAGATGGGCATTGACCGAGTCATGGTAACTCCTGATGGTGAGTTGGTTATAGTCGACCTAAAAACGGGTATGTATACACCATCATCAGATCTACAGTTAGCATTGTATGCTGTGGGAATGGAGAAAACATTTGGTATACGACCGCAATACGGTGCGTACTGGATGGCACGTAAGAATGTAACCTCACCATTGGTTGAGTTAGATTTTTATAAGACACAGATGGTTGAGAAAATAGTTGTTGACTTTGATAGAGCAAGGCGAGAAGCGTTGTTCATACCAAACTACAGCCATTGCAAGATGTGTGGATTTAGAAAAGATTGCGAATGGAATAAGGAAGGCAAGTAGCAATGTCAGAGAAAAACTATGTAGTCAATGTTAAGACTACCAAGGGTACGATTGTCACAGCACGTGGTGATAGTGCCGAGGAACTAATCAGTAACATCAATGCTCTTGTAGCAGAGGGTGCTGCGGATGCTATCGCTACGCTAGAGCAGGTGTTGACTGGTGCACAACCAGTGCCACCCAGTAACAGCGCAGTCAATACAGTGGTTGCTTCGCTAGGTGGAACAGTAGTCCAAGAGACTTCGTTTGCACCAGTACCACCACCGGTACAGGCAGTAGCACCACTAGTAGCAGGGACTCGTTCCTGTTCACACGGTACCATGGTTACACGTAAGGGTAGCGGTGCCAAGGGTGAATGGAAGGGTTACTTCTGTCCAACACCTAAGGGTACACCAGATCAATGTACTCCAGAATGGGTAACTAAGAAAGACCCAGAATGGAATACAATCTAACTAACCAGATGTCCTGGGTAGAGACATTAAACTGCCCACACATTCTTGAAGGAGGAAAATGAAGACACTAGGTAGGTCCGTAGGACGTAAAGACATTGGTGGAGAACCAATGCTACCTGTCTTTCGTGCATTTGAAAACAATCAAGTAGTCTTTAGACGTTCAGAAGTATCAGTAATTGCTGCACAACCTGGGGCTGGTAAGTCCACCCTTGCTCTAGCACTAGCACTACGTATGCGTGAACCAACGCTATACATCTCTGCTGATACCAATGCACACACTATGGCTATGCGTTTGTACTCAATGATCGAAGGCGTATCTCAGCGTGAGGCTGAGCAAGTTATTGGTGAGAACCCAGACATAGCACGTCAGGCATTGACAAGGGCTAAGCACATCTACTGGTCATTCGATTCTAATCCAGGGTTAGGTGACATAACAGATGAGGTTAGTGCTATCGAAGAACTACTAGGTGAACCACCTGCACTAATCATTGTAGATAACTTAATGGATGTTTACAATGGTGGTGGCGATGGTCATGTGGGTATGCAATCTGTGATTCAGGAACTCAAGTACATAGCACGCAAGAATAACTCTGCTGTGATTGTATTGCACCACACTAAGGAATCTTATGGTGCTGATCCATGTCCTTCACGTGATGCTATTCAAGGTATGGTTAACCAGACACCTGCACTCATCCTTACACTTGGTCAACACCAAGGACTGATGGCTGTAGCATCTGTCAAGAACCGGTACGGAAAGGCTGATCCATCAGGCAATACGCCTGTGTGGTTACAGTTCAATCCTGAGTACATGTACATCGCTGACCTAGAGGAGGCGAGATAATGGATTGGGTAGTGGGAGCATTGCTAACTGCGTTACTGGCATTGATACTTTACATAGACAGAGGTGAGTACTAGTGAGCAAGAGTAAGCAGAAGGGTACTGCTGCAGAAACTGCTGTAGTTAATTGGCTGGTAGGAAAAGGTAGGAAGCACGTTGAAAGACGATCACTTAATGGAAGCAACGATCGCGGTGACATCGCTGGAATACCTGGTGTTGTCCTTGAAATAAAAAACCATGCACGCATGGAACTATCTCAATGGCTAAGTGAATTGGAAGTTGAGATGTTGAATGACAAGGCTGATACCGGTGTTGTGATTCACAAGAAAAAGGGTACAACAAATGTAGGCAAGTGGTACGCCACTATGCCAGTAGAGGTTTGGTATGAGTTACTTAGTGAAGCAGGGTACTAGTGAACAAGCACAGTATACAGCCAATACTGGAGCACTATGGTGCGACAGTTAGAGAACAGTACGGTTGGGTTAAGTTACGTTGCCCATTCCACGATGATGGTCACGCATCAGCAACAGTAAATGTTGAGGAGAATGCGTTTAACTGCTTCGGATGTGGGGTAAAAGGTGACACGTATAGTATTATTATGGAGCAAGAAGGAGTAGGATTTCGTGAGGCAATCAAGATCGCAGAAGGAATTACTGGACAGAGCAGCACTACACTACGGGCAAGCGGTGCAAAGAGCAGAAGCATATCTCGCAACGAGGGGCATAACCTTGCAAGACGCGGTTACAGCCCGCCTAGGGTACGTAGAGGAGCCTCTTCTAGGGCATGAACAATTCGCTGGCAGACTAGCAATACCATACATCACAGAGACCGGTGTAGTAGACATACGGTTTCGTGCTATTGATGGTAGTGAACCAAAGTATATGGGTATGCCAGGGGTAGAGACAAGACTATACAACGTACAAGCAATTCAACAGGCAGGTGATTTCATTGCGGTATGCGAAGGAGAGATCGACACGATCACGTTACACCAGAAGTGTGGTATCCCGGCAATTGGCGTTCCTGGGGCTAACTCGTGGAAGAGACACTACTCGTTACTACTCCAAGACTTCCAGACTATCTATGTATTTGCTGACGGCGATCAGCCTGGTTCGGATTTTGCGAAGAAGATTGCGAAGGAAAACCAAGGAACAATTGTAATACCAATGAACGACGGCGAAGATGTTAACAGTATGTACATTAAACATGGACACCAATTCTTTAGGGAGAAGGTAGCAGTATGAGTAAGATGAAGGATGAATGGTTTGAAGCCTACGGATTTGGAGAATACGGTGACTACAGCCGTGAGGCTGATAACCAATTTGGGTATGACGGTAAAAGAAGTAAGAGTGATGGCTGGGGAAGTGACCCTTACAGTGATCGTCCCACCAGTAAAGAACTAATTACCAGTCAAGATAGATTCTATCTAGATGTTATGTCTGCTTCTGATGAAGCAGTAGAGATACTAATCAAGAAGCACGAAGACTATGGTTCAGAAAACATTTCACGTGCACCTGGTGGTGCAATCAATGGTCTGGCTGTACGTCTGCACGATAAGATAGCAAGACTAGCAAACCTTATGGAAACAGGTAGGGATGCAAACTATGAATCGTTACGGGATACATTCATAGACATTAGTAACTATGGACTAATTGGAATTATGGTTCTCGATGGTTCATGGGAGAGTAGTAAGGATACAAAGAAGTGAAACGCGTTATTGTAATACCTGATATGCAAATCCCATACCACGATCCACGTGCGGTACGGGCATTACAGAACTTTGTTGGTGACTACCAACCAGATGAACTGTACTGTGTAGGTGATGAGTCTGATAGTCCGGAACCATCACGTTGGAACAAGGGTACGGCTGGTGAGTACGCAGGTACACTTCAGAAGAACCTTGACAAGACCGCAAAGGTCATGCTTGAATTCAAGGAACAACTTGGAGACAAGCCATTCCATACAATGAGGAGCAACCATGGCGACCGAGTCGAGCACTATGTTAAGAAGTATGCCCCAGCACTCGCCAGTTTGCGGGACCTTGAGTATTCCAAGTTACTCAATTATCGTGAGAACGAAATTACCTATCACGATACTATCTGGCAGTTTACTCCAGGATGGGTACTGGCGCATGGAGATGAAGGCAACATCTCAAGACAAGCGGGTGGCACTGCTTTGGCTTTGGCTCGCAAGGTTGGGGCTTCGGTTGTCTGTGGGCATACACATAGAGCGGGTATTCAACACGAACACCAAGGATACAACGGGAAGATTCACAACCGTCTCTACGGAGTTGAAGTCGGACACCTTATGGATCTTAGCCAAGCGTCGTATCTGAACACAGGTTCGGCTAACTGGCAACAAGCATTCACTATGCTATACATTCGTAGAGGTAATGTCACACCAGTAGTTGTCCCGATCAACGGCAGATCCTTTGTTGTTGAGGGTGAATTGTATGAATGGTAAAATAAACCATGAAGTTATCGAAACTTATAGAGACATGGTTGTTCAAATTGCATCCGAGTATTGTCGCAAGTATCCGATGGTCGAGAGACAAGACCTAGAACAACACTTGTGGTTATGGTTCATTGAACATCCAGTAAAAACTAAAGAGTGGTTAAAAGAAGATAGCAAAGACTCAGACAAACTATTTGCTAGATCATTACGTAATGCTGCTTACGACATGTGTATTCGAGAGAAGGCACACAAGGAAGGCTACAGCATAGAGGATGTGTTCTGGTATCGTAAAGAGTTTGTTAAGGCTATGATCCCTGCTATCTTATCTGACAACTGGCAGAAGGTAGAGAACGCATTGTCTACTACCGGTAGGTCAACTAAGTCTCTAGAGCAATCAGATGATTGGATGGCACACGTTGCTGACATTCGTAGAGCCTTTGGTATGTTAGATGAAAAGGAACAGAACCTTGTGTTCTTGTTCTATGGTGAGGAAGTAACCTCACAGGATCTACACGAACAAGCACTACCAGAAAAGCCTTCATCAAAAGCAGCAGCGATGCAGGCTAACCGAGCACTAAACAAAATGGTAAGACACCTTGGTGGATTCCCACCTTTCAAAGATGAGGATGAATTAAATGGCAACGAAGCGGAAACTGAAGCAAGAGAACCATCACCTAAGAGCGATGATCACGATGGAACGGTGGAAGAGTTCCATTCTCCAGTCTGAACTACACGCTCTGGACAATAAGATCACTAAACTTGAGGAAGAACTTAAGTTAGAACGTGA